TTTTGCGTTTCTTGCTATGGGTTTCACGGGTAAACGTGCTGCCCGGTTCAAAGAGGCATACATCAATGCCTTTAACCAGATGGAAAAACTGCTTTCAAAGCCATCCACGCTGAGCGATGCCGCAGATAACGCCAGCGTGCTTTACTCCCACCTGTCGGTAATCCACAAGGTCTGGCTGCAGCAGCTTTATCCCATGTTGGCAAAAGCCGAATCCCCGCTGGCTGTAAGTCTGTATGACCGCATCAACGACGCGGCGCTACTGGCCAGTCTCATAAATTTGTCGCTGAACCCTTCAGAGGTAAGGGGGCGTAAATGATCCGGAATATTTTCAAACGGTTTACCAATCATACTTTCCGTTGTCCTCGTCCGGGTCAGTGGTACACCACGCCTGCAGGGCATGTTCTACGTGTTAGCCTGGTTGACCGTGAATGTCAGAAGGTGATTTGTGAACCGCTGGGCCGTAATTACCGCGTCAGTATGCCGCTTATAGCCTTTCGCTCCGGAAAAAACATGAAGCATCTCGGAGGTGCTGCATGAGTATGGAGTTGATGGTTAAAGCGATGAAAATTCGAGTGGGAAATCCATTGCGAAAACTGGTTCTGATTAAGCTGGCTGATAATGCCAGCGATCAGGGTGAGTGCTGGCCCAGCTACCAGCATATTGCTGACCAGTGCGAGATTAGCAAACGTTCTGTGATGAATCATATTGCGGCCCTTTGTGAGTCCGGGCTGGTAAAAAAAGTCACCCGGAAAGGTGAAAAAGGTAACTCAAGTAATATCTATCTCCTTCATCTTGATGGTGCAGGAGATTCACTAGGGGGTAGTGCAAATAATTCACTATCTGGTGCAGCAAATTCACCAGGTAGTGCAGGAGTTGCACCAGGGGGTAGTGCAGGAGATTCACCCAGAACCAGTCACTCTTTTGAACCAGTCAAAGAACCAGTCAATGAACCAATAGCTGTTGGTGCATCTGCTGATGAGTCTGTGCGAGTTCGTTCAAACCGACCGGAATACTCTCCGGAGTTTGAGCAGGCATGGCTGGCCTATCCAAAACGTGCTGGTGGCAATTCAAAATCTGCAGCCTTCAAAGCCTGGAAAGCCCGTTTGAATGAGGGGGTAAAACCCGAAACCATGCTGGAAGGTGTGAAACGCTACGCGGGCTGGGTATCTGCGATGGGTAACAGCGGCACACAATTTGTGAAACAGGCTGTCACGTTCTTTGGTCCGGATCGTCATTTCGAAGAATCCTGGGAAGTTCCTGCGGTATCTGCAGCCAGACGCGAGGACCCGTACTTCAAAGCCAGTTACGACAACGTGGACTACAGCCAGATCCCGGCAGGATTCAGGGGGTGATCATGAGTCTTTTGAATGAAGTTCAGAAATTCATTGAAGCCCATCCGGGGTGTACTTCCGGAGACATTGCGGATGCTTTTGCAGGTTACTCACGGCAGCGCGTTCTGCAGTCAGCAAGCAAGTTACGTCAGAGTGGGCGTGTGGCTCACCGTTGTGAAGGAGATACACGCAGACATTTCCCGCGCCTGACTGAGAGAGCACAGGAGCCGGAACCACAACCAGTTCGTGAAACCAGACCTGTGCGCAATTTCTGTGTCGGCACTAACGACCCGCAGGTGATTTTGTGCCTGACTCGCCAGGCGGAAGAACTGGAGTCCAGGGGCTTATTCCGTCGAGCTGCAACGGTGTGGATGGAGGCATTCCGTGAAAGCCACTCCCAGCCAGAACGAAACAATTTTCTGGCGCATCGTGAGCGGTGCTTACGGAAAAGCAGCAAGCGCGCTGCATCGGGTGAAGAGTGGTATCTGTCAGGGAATTACGTGGGGGCTTAATGAGTAATAAATATTGCCAGGCGCTGGTGGAGCTGCGGAACAAACCAGCCCATGAACTGAAGGAAGTGGGCGATCAGTGGCGCACGCCGGACAACATTTTCTGGGGAATTAACACCCTGTTTGGCCCGTTTGTTCTGGATCTGTTCACTGATGGTGATAACGCCAAATGTGCCGCTTATTACACTGCGGAAGACAACGCGCTGGCGCATGACTGGTCTGAACGTCTTGCGGAGCTTAAAGGTGCTGCCTTTGGTAATCCCCCGTACAGCCGCGCCAGTCAGCATGAGGGGCAATACATCACCGGCATGCGTTACATCATGAAACATGCCAGTGCCATGCGTGATAAAGGCGGGCGCTATGTTTTCCTGATCAAAGCTGCCACCAGCGAAGTGTGGTGGCCGGAAGATGCAGATCATATTGCTTTTATTCGCGGGCGTATTGGTTTTGAACTGCCTGCCTGGTTTATCCCGAAAGACGAAAAGCAGGTGCCAACAGGTGCTTTCTTCGCTGGTGCTATTGCTGTTTTCGACAAGACCTGGAAGGGACCGGCAATCAGCTACATAGGGCGCGATGAACTTGAGGCATGTGGTGAGGCGTTTCTGGCGCAGGTTCGCCAGCAGGCGGAAAAACTGGTCAGGGAGATGGCGGCATGACGACGTTAACTCAATGCCAGCAGCAGGTGCTGGATATGCTGATTTCTTATCAGAAAGAACGTGGCTTCCCGCCAACCAATCAGGAGGTGGCAACCATGCTGGGATACCGTTCGGTGAATGCAGCGGTGGAGCATCTTCGCGCACTGGAGAAAAAAGGCGTCATCACGATAAAGCGTGGCGTGGCCCGGGGGATAACGCTTCATACTGCGATGAAGGACGACGACAGCGAGGCGGTCGGGATTATCCGCGCACTGCTTGCCGGTGAGGAAAACGCAAGGCTGCGTGCAACCCACTGGTTACATGAGAGGGGCCTGAAAGTATGAAGCTAATACTGCCTTTTCCGCCCAGCGTGAACACGTACTGGCGACACCCCAACAAAGGGGCGTTTGCTGGTAAGAGCCTGATAAGCGCGGCGGGGCGAAAATTCCAGAGCGCGGCGTGTGCAGCAATAGTTGAGCAGTTACGTCGTCTGCCGAAACCAACGTCGGCACCTGCTTCAGTGGAGATCGTGTTGTTTCCTCCGGATAACCGGATCCGCGATCTGGACAACTATAACAAGGCGCTGTTTGACGCCCTGACCCACGCGGGTGTGTGGGAAGACGACAGTCAGGTGAAAAGAATGCTGGTGGAGTGGGGACCGGTTATCCCGGAGGGGAAGGTCGAGATCACTATCAGTAAGTACGAAAAAGCGAGTTGCAAATTAGCAACTCGGTAACGGAATTGAGCAACACCCTAAATTTGGGTATTACCTCGTTAAAGATACTGTATTTATGAACAGTGTATCCTTGATAACTATTAAAAATCGCAGTAAGTTCATCCTGCATCAACGAAAAGGGAGTGCAGTCCCGCTCGTGGATAAAAATTTGTGGAGAAACCAATGAATCAGTTGCTTGTAATTGATGGCGTTTCTGTGCGCCAGTACTTCGAATCTAACTACTGTCTTAACGACCTTCAGAAAGCTGCTCTTCTTGCCGCTGGTGAGAATCGCTCCTCCCGTTCGCTGGAAGTTCACGAGTTTATGCGTCGTCCTGAAACGAAGGCTCTTGTGGAATTATTGGAAGAAGAAACTACGGGAGATTCCCGTAGTATTCCTGTCATCACCATTCAGGGGCGCAATGGTGGGACGTATGTCTGTAAAGAGCTGGTCTATGCATATGCAATGTGGATCAGCCCGGCATTCAGCTTAAAAGTGATACGTACTTTTGATGCGCTTCATAATTCATCACCAGAAGAAACCACATCCGACAAAATTAAATCCGGGGTCATTCTGCTTGAATCAGCAGCAAAGACTCTAAATCTGTCAAACTCCTCGAAACTTGGTGCATACCAGAAATTATCAAAGGTAGCTGGTCTTCCTGAACTTATGCCGATCTATGCCATTGATGCACCTGCTGATGCGCCAGATGGTTCAAGCCGCCCTACGCTGTCGCTGAGTGCACTGCTGAAGCAGTATGGTATCCGCCTGACGGCTAATCAGGCATATCACCAGATGGCGAAGCTGGGGATCGTTGAACAACGCGAACGATACAGCCGTACCGCGATTAACAACATCAAAAAATTCTGGTCGCTGACCGCGAAAGGCTGCATGTTCGGCAAGAACATCACCAGTCCTGCAAATCCGCGCGAGACGCAGCCGCATTTCTTCGAATCCCGATTTCCTGAGCTGTTAAAGCTGCTCGATACCGTTCATTGAGGTGACTGTGAGAGCACTACTGACCCCTGAAATTGCCCCGCGTATGGGGATCGTATTGTTCAGGCCAGGTTCAGAGCTGATGCCCCTGTTTATGCAGGGGCGTGTCCTGCTGGAGCCTGAGCCGGAGCGTTATTCATCTTTCGCCAGTGGTGCCGTTCCGGCGGCATCACAACCGCTGGCGGATGATCCTGCCGTTCGGGCCGTGTTCCGCCATGAGGCAGTGATCCGTCGTGCTGGTGGCGTGGAATGTCTTGAAAGCTGGTTACTTCGTGAAAAAGGCTGCCAGTGGCCTCATTCCGGATGGCACAGCGAGAACATGACCACAATGCGACACGCTCCGGGTGCAATCCGTCTGTGCTGGCACTGCGATAACCAGCTGCGCGATCAGTTCACGGAACGGCTGGAATCAATGGCAACGGATAACTGTGCCCGCTGGGTGTTGTCTGTTGTGCGTCGGGATCTCGGTTTTGATGACAGTCACGTTGTGACAATGCCGGAACTGTGCTGGTGGCTGATTCGTAATGACCTGGCGGATGCCTTACCGGAAAGTGCAGCCCGTAAGGCACTGAGATTACCGAAGCCTGTTGTGCCGTCTGTCACCCGGGAAAGTGACCTTGTGCCTTCGGTTCCTGCCACCAGCATCATCCAGGATAAAGCGAAAAAGGTGCTGGCGCTGAAAGTGGATCCGGAGTCGCCGGAGTCTTTTATGTTACGCCCCAAACGTCGCCGCTGGGTTAATGAAAAGTACACGCGCTGGGTTAAGACGCAGCCGTGTGCATGTTGTGGAAAGCCTGCTGATGATCCCCACCACCTGATAGGCCACGGTCAGGGGGGAATGGGTACAAAAGCGCATGACCTCTTCGTGCTGCCTTTGTGCAGAAAGCATCACGACGAGCTGCATGCGGATACCGTGGCATTTGAAGAGAAGTATGGCTCCCAGCTGGAGCTGATATTTCGTTTTATCGATCGCGCACTGGCGATTGGTGTGCTGGCCTGATTTTGTGGAGAAAGTTAATGCGTGATATTCAGATGGTTCTTGAACGTTGGGGAGCGTGGGCGGCTAATAATCATGAAGATGTGACCTGGTCGTCCATTGCCGCCGGTTTTAAGGGATTAATTCCTTCAAAAGTAAAATCTCGCCCGCAATGTTGTGACGATGACGCGATGATCATTTGCGGGTGCATGGCCCGTCTGAAAAAGAACAACAGCGATTTACACGATTTATTAGTAGATTATTATGTATGTGGTATGACATTCATGTCACTGGCAAGTAAGCATTGCTGCTCGGATGGTTATATCGGGAAAAGGTTACAGAAGGCTGAGGGCATAATTGAAGGGATGTTAATGGCATTAGATATCCGGTTAGATATGGATATCGTTGCTAATAATTCTAATTGATATGCAATTGTTTACTAAAAGTTATTAAAAATGGGGCGTGGAAACGCCCCCAAAATAAAGGGTAATATATAACAGAAGGTTTATATAGTAAGAAGCAAGGTAGTGCTTCTAAAGGAAGTGGCTTGAGGGCTCCACTTATATGTTGCGGAGGCAAAGCCTCCCGCAACATATCTTTTTCGTAAGTCAGATTAGAACTGATAAACCAGACCTACAGCGACGATGTCGTCGGTATCAATACCAGCTGTTTTGGTAAACTTACTATCGTCAATTAAGTTGATTTTGTAATCAACAAAAGTGGACATGTTTTTATTAAAGTAGTAAGTAGCACCGACATCGACATACTTGACTAAGTCTCGGTCACCATGAACACCAAGGTCTTTACCTTTTGACTGAAGGTAAGCAACAGATGGACGCAGACCGAAGTCAAACTGATATTGTGCTACTGCTTCAAAGTTTTGTGCTTTGTTTGCAATATGGTTATTACCAAAAACGGTCATATTCTGAGTTTCAGAATATGTGGTAGCCAGATAGATATTGTTCGCATCATATTTCAGGCCTGCAGCCCATACTTCCGCATTTTTGCCGGAGGCATTGAATTTGCTCTTACCATAGGCGACCTGACCGTCAGTGCGATCTGATTTAGCATAGGTTGCACCCACGCCGAATCCTTCATACTCATAAGTAGTGGAGAAACCGAAACCATCACCATTGGCTTCAGTTACGTCAGTGCGGTCATTTTTACCCTGATACTGAGCAGCAAAGTTCAGGCCATCGACCAGACCAAAGAAGTCGTTGTTACGATAAGTTGCAACACCAGTAGTGCGACCAGTCATGAACACATCTGTTTGGGTCCAGGTATCACCACCGAATTCTGGCAGGACGTCAGTCCACGCACCGATGTCGTATGCTACACCGTAGTTACGGCCGTAATCGATTGAGCCGTAATCACCAAATTTCAGGCCTGCAAATGCAAGACGGGTTTTGTCTTTGGAAGAACCTTGAGATTCAGCACGGTTGCCTTTGAATTCATATTCCCACTGACCGAAACCAGTCAGTTGATCGTTGATTTGGGTTTCACCTTTGAAGCCAAGACGGGCATAAGTAGTATCACCATCATCTGCATCATTAGAGGAGAAGTAGTGCTTGGCATTAACTTTCCCGTATAGATCCAGCTTGTTACTGTCTTTATTATAAATTTCAGCTGCCTGAGCAGACATCGCCATCAGTACTGATGCAGCTACAGCAGAAATTGCCACTGTTAATTTTTTCATTGTACGCCCTTTTTTTTGAACTATTATTAAAAAATGATGTCACTGCGCGATAAATATTCATCTAATCAATGCGATTATTTCAAGATGTAAGTTTTAGTTTCTCATTTAATTTGTGAAGTAGATCTCTATTTTTATCTAAACCTTTTCTATCTAATCCTATTCATGGCTCTTGTTTGAACGAAAATAAATCTATTAGCTAATTTATATTAATGGCACTTATTTATAAGCGATCTATAATTCTTTAGCTTAATTTAAACAAGCTAAAAATAACATCGGAAATTATTCATTGGTTATTTGTTGAAGTTTTCTTATGTATTTGTGGTGGTGTTTTGAACACTCGGTGGCATTCTCACAAATATCATTTAGTAGTTTACGTACGTAAAAAATTGGTTATGCTGTTAAGAGTGGTTACTTCGTCACACAGCTTAAACCCGCCGTCGAGCGGGTTTTTCCATTTTTTGAGTCTCGATATTAGCTGATAACCCAATACCTGAGTTATTCACTGACTCCGAATCTGTTACGTTTCTGCCTTTATTGCGATACGTAGTATCCCCTTAATTTACACCCGCTTTGTCTGCGAGGTGGGGTTATGAAATCCATGGATAAGTTAACAACGGGTGTCGCCTATGGCACCTCAGCAGGTAGTGCCGGATACTGGTTTTTACAGCTGCTAGATAAAGTCACGCCCTCACAGTGGGCGGCAATTGGAGTGCTGGGTAGCCTGGTATTTGGCCTGCTGACGTACCTGACAAACCTTTATTTCAAGATTAAAGAAGATAAGCGCAAGGCTGCGAGAGGTGGATAATGCCTCCATCATTACGAAAAGCTGTTGCTGCTGCTATTGGTGGCGGGGCTATTGCTATAGCATCTGTGTTAATCACTGGCCCAAGTGGTAACGATGGTCTGGAAGGTGTGAGACATAATCCTTACAAAGACATAGTTGGTGTATGGACTGTATGTTACGGGCATACAGGAAAAGACATCATTCCCGGTAAAACGTATACCGAAGCAGAGTGCAAAGCCCTCCTGAATAAAGACCTTGCCACTGTCGCCAGACAAATTAACCCGTACATCAAAGTCGATATACCGGAAACAACGCGCGGCGCTCTTTACTCGTTCGTCTACAACGTGGGTGCTGGCAATTTCAGAACATCGACGCTTCTTCGCAAAATCAACCAGGGCGATATCAAAGGCGCATGTGACCAGCTACGTCGCTGGACATACGCTGGCGGTAAGCAATGGAAAGGGCTGATGACTCGCCGTGAGATTGAGCGTGAAGTCTGTTTGTGGGGGCAGCAATGAGCAGGTTAACCGCGATTATCTCCGCTCTGGTTATCTGCATCATCGTCTGTCTGTCATGGGCTGTTAATCATTACCGTGATAACGCCATTACCTATAAAGAACAGCGCGATAAAGCCACGTACATCATCGCTGACATGCAGAAGCGTCAACGTGACGTAGCAGAACTCGATGCCAGATATACAAAGGAGCTTGCTGATGCTAACGCGACTATCGAAAGTCTCCGTGCTGATGTTTCTGCTGGGCGTAAGCGCCTGCAAGTCGCCGCCACCTGTGCAAAGTCAACGACCGGAGCCAGCGGCATGGGCGATGGAGAAAGCCCAGGACTTACAGCAGATGCTGAACTCAATTATTACCGTCTCCGAAGTGGAATCGACAAGATAACCGCGCAGGTTAACTACCTGCAGGAATACATCAGGACGCAAT